CTACTTGATACAACTGTAACGACTGACACCTTTTAAGGGGTTAGTCGTAAAAAACAACCTCACGAACTAAGGAGAGTGATAACAATGAGAAGACCAAAAAAAATGAACTATAAAAAATCAAAGAAACTATTTTCTCGCACAGCAGCGAGAACAAATAGAAAAAATTCAATGAGAGGAAGCCGACCAATGAGAGGCGGAATTAGATTATAACTAAAGGAGAACTACTATGCCATGTTTTCACCCACTAAAAGCCTGGAAAACAGAAGATGGGATTAAATTCTATAATCCCTATAAAGATAACAGACATCATAAAGGTATTTCAATACCTTGCAGACAATGCACAGGATGTCGAAGCGAATACTCTCGCCAATGGGCGATGAGAATACTACACGAGTCTTCTCTATACACTAATAACATATTTATAACATTAACATACGATGCAGAGCATTTACCAGAATATGGAACATTAGTAAAAAAACACTTTCAAGACTTTATGAAAAGACTTAGAAAGAAATATAATAAAAAAAAAATAAGATACTATCAATGCGGAGAATATGGCGAAAAATTTGGTAGACCTCACTACCACGCTATCATATTTAACCATACATTTCCAGACATGAAAAAAGTACCAGGTAAACACAAAGATCTATATACATCTGAAATATTAAAAAAGATATGGAAAAAAGGCCATGTATCGATAGGAACTGTTAATTTTGAAACAGCGGCTTATGTCGCAAACTATGTACAAAAAAAAATTAACGGAAAAAATAAAAAACAACACTATGAATTAATAGATCACGATACTGGCGAAATAATAGACAGACAACAAGAATACGCTACTATGAGCCGGAGACCTGGCATAGCAGGTGACTGGCTCGCCAAATACCAAGATGATGTTTATCCTTCGGATTTCATTACCATTAATGGTAAAAAAATGAAACCACCAAAAGCATACGATAGACAATACGAACTTTTATATCCCGAAATAATGGCGGATATAAAAAAAGATCGTAGGAAGATGATGGATGAAATATCACATCTTTTTACGAAAGAAGCTCTCGCATATCGAGAGAAAGCACATAAAGCCAGAATGGCTATTTATAAAAGGGAAAAACTATGATATTAAATAAATACACAATATATGATTCAGCACTTGAAGCATACCACCAAGATTACAGCTTGGAAAACGACGCGATAGCGTTAAGACAATTCGCAGATATGGCGAATGAAGAAACACAAATTGCTAAAAATCCGGAGGATTATTCGCTATGGCGAATCGGCACATTTGAAACAACAACCGGAGAATTAACACCGGAAGAACCCACATGTATTGCAAAAGCACACGAACATGTGATACAATTTAAAAAAAATAAAAAATAAGGACCTAACATGCCCATGAAAAACCCTCACAAATATAATACAAGAATCGGTTCAGCGAAACAACATCAGTTTAGCGAAGTACCACATGCCGATATACAGCGAAGCACATTTGATAGGAGTCATGGGCTAAAAACCACATTTAATGCCGGCGAACTAGTTCCTATATACTGTGACGAAAGTTTACCTGGGGATACCTTCAGTTGCAACCTTACAGCTTTCGCACGATTAGCAACACCAATACATCCAACAATGGATAACGCATTCATGGATACCCATTTCTTCGCAGTACCAGTACGACTCGTATGGGACGATTTCGAAGAATTTATGGGAGAAACAAAAACATACAAGGCAGCTGGTTCATCAAGATTAGATGGAACACCCGACTTTACAGTCGCAGCACCAGTACCACCGACAATTACAGCGGGTGGCAGTGGAGAAGCAGAGCAATCACTGTCCGATTATTTCGGAATACCAACAAAAGTAGCAGGATTAGAATTCAGTGCATTATGGCACCGAGCATATACGCTCGTTTGGAACGATTGGTTCCGAGACGAGAACCTGCAAGCACCCAAAACATTAGATACAACTAGTGGTCCAGATACAACAACTTATGCATTATTAAACAGAGGTAAAAAACACGATTATTTCACATCAGCATTACCATGGCCTCAAAAAGGCGCAGATGTAACAATACCATTAGGAACATCCGCAAAAATTAATTGGGATGGCGCTACAAATGACGCTAATGTCAATGTAAATGTATATTCAACTGCGGATTCCGCAGACCGAACAATTGTTACAAATGGTACATTTGCATCTGTTAATAACAATGCTGCTTCGGGTTCATTTCCGCTTTATGCAGATTTAACAGACGCAACAGCAGCAACAATTAACCAACTTCGATTAGCATTCGCAACACAAAAATTTCTTGAAATACAAGCCCGAGGCGGTTCAAGATATATCGAAGTAATAAAAAATCATTTTAATGTAACTAGCCCAGATGCTAGATTACAACGACCAGAATATCTGGGTGGCGGAAGCTCACCGGTAAACATTTCACCGGTCGCACAAACCTCAAGTACAGACGCAACAACACCACAGGGTAATCTCTCGGCCATTGGAACTACGGTACTTAGTGGCCACTCTTTTACAAAGAGTTTCACTGAACATACAATAGTAATAGGTATGGTATCTGTAAGAACAGATTTAACATACCAACAAGGACTGAACAGAATGTTTAGTAGACAAACAATATATGATTACTACTGGCCAACGTTATCAACGATTGGCGAACAAGCAGTCAAAAACAAAGAAATATACGCACAAGGAACTGCGGCCGATGAAGAAACATTCGGCTACCAAGAACGCTACTCTGAATATAGATATTATCCGAGTCAAATAACTGGCAAATTCCGTTCAAACGCAACAGGCACTTTAGAATCATGGCATTATGCACAGGAATATGCATCCCTGCCACTACTTGGTGATTCATGGATACAGGTAACAGATACAAATGTACAACGAACATTAGCGGTATCAAGCGAACCTCAATTTATATTTGATTCGCTATTTAAACTAAGATGTACACGACCAATGCCAGTAAACAGCGTACCTGGCGGGACACATTTCTAATGTGGGAAGGTATTAGTTCAGCTATAAGCGGCATCTTTGGCTATAAAGGCCAGGAAAAACAAGATGTCGCAAGCGCACAACAAGCGCAAAAACAAATGGACTTTCAGAGAGAAATGTCCAACACGGCTGTACAACGCCGTATGGCGGATTTACGAAAGGCCGGAATAAATCCAATATTAGCTGGTAGTAAAGAGGCTAGTTCACCCGGCGGTGCAATGGCACCAATGGGTAACAGAGCTGAAAAAGCCATGGCAATGGCAAATTCAGCTCAACAAGTAAGAAATTTAAAAAAACAAGAAGAAATATTAGCGCAGCAAGGTGAAAAAGAATTTCATTTAGCTAATAAAGCAATGAATGAAAACTTTTTATTAGCCAATCAAATACCACATAGCGCCGCGCAAAGAAGGTTTTGGAGCAATCCTAAAAACCATAAAAAGGTATCAATAGATCACTGGGTAAACAGTGCTAGACCACTGATACCTTTCACTAGAGGAAATTAATTATGACGACTAAAAGAAAAGCCACAGGCATATTAAAGAACACATTTCGTTCAGCCTACAATTTAGGCAACGAAGATTACAGTGAAACGTTTAACGATGGTATTACTGAACAACATCACACAGATTCGTGTGATATTAACAAAATATTGGCTCAATTCATGGAAACAGGAATTATGCCACAAACAAAAGCAAACCCACAATACGGAGACGTATCAAACGTGGATTTCCAAGAAATGCAAAATACACTAGCAACAGCAAAAACATTGTTTGAAGAATTACCGGAACAAGTGAAGGCTACCTTCAACAATGAAATGCATAGCTTTCTAAATTTTGCAGAAAATCCCGATAACCTTCCACAAATGGAAGAATGGGGTTTAGCTGTTAAAAACGAGCGTTTAGCTCAAGCTTTACAAGCAGAAGCGGACGAGAAGACCACGTCTCTCGCCGCAGGCAAGTCGGATGAATCCGACGCGGCAGAACAGTTGTCCACTTGATACAACTGTAACGACTGACACCTTTTAGGGGTTAGTCGTAAAAATAACCTCACGAACTAAGGAGAGTGAAACAATGAGAAGACCAAGAAAAATGAATTATAAAAAATCAAAGAGAATGTTTTCACGCACAGCAGCGAGAACACATAGAAAAAATTCTTTAAGAGGCAGCCGACCTTTGAGAGGCGGAATTAGATTATAACTAAAGGAGAACTACTATGCCATGTTTTCACCCACTAAAAGCCTGGAAAACAGAAGATGGGATTAAATT